GCCCACCGTTTGTTAGACGGAGATAGAGATAAATTCTCTATCTTTACTCGGATGTCAGCCTATTTCGTGTAGAAACAAGGCTGACAACGCGGGTACCGCTGTGTGTTCGAGCTTCCTTACCCGGTACCGATTAAGGTCCTTGGTGCGGGACGAGGTTTGTACCCCGTCCTGTAAAGATTCTCGATCCCATGTGGCGTTTAGCCAATGATAATATCCGCCCTCTCCGTTATTCTTTCGCTTTGTTTCCAAAGCTAGGCGGGAGAAACTCGGGTCATAAGACACGAGCTGGAATTTTCCGGACGAGATACCATCACCACCCCATAAATATTTTGGCACGAAGGACTTGAGCCAAAGCCATATGTCCTCAACCTCAGGGTTGAGAACAGAAAGCCCCTCAATAGACGACCACTTACGTAGCTGATTAGCCACGTGAATGACGTCCGTCAATCTTTCGATTGGTGCCTTAATATAGAAAGGAGTTATATCAGTACCATTATGGTAATGACCTCCGCAACTCTCCCGAAAGGGTCCATCAGTATGAGACTTATCCAAATTAATGGTAAAGCCAAAATACTTAAAGACACTTGGGAGAATATCGGAGATGCCCGATGGGCATATGATGTCATCACCGTAGACGCTGACACTACCACGGACCCCATCGAAGTAGCAAATGGTTCGCGTTAGAGCATAAAAGATTAAACTTTCAAGCTCGAACGTAAAGCCATTGCCCATCGATGAAATCATATGGTTCCGATGTTCCTCACCGTCAATGACAGTGACTTGACACCTAACAGCGTCAAGGAGGGTGTACCAGCACTCAGGGAGCAGCTGCTGAACAAGTTCAGTCGTGATTGAATCACTCGCGCTCGAAAGATCGAACGTAGAGAGTGAATTGGTCACACTGCCGATATGAGCGAACTTCCGGTTATTAGACTGGTCGTTCAAATTTATGCCGATACGGCGGAGGCAACTACTGAAGTAGTTACCAATGCCCTTCTGTATGAACATATTCAGATCGGGTTCCTTTGCAGCAACACGATCAATATCGGTTTTCTTGGGAACGGTAAACATCACGTTGCCCGGGACAACCTCTATTGAGGAATAGCCCCGATCGGCAAGCCATCCTGGCATCTCGTCCTTAATAAGGTCGAAAACGTCAAGAGCGCGAGCCGTGACATGTGCTTTTCCGAGGTACTTAGAGGCTGGATAGCTCTTAGTACGCGGCCGACTAGTCGACGCGCCTCCAGAGAAACCCCCAATGAGGGCTTCAATCGGAGCGGTTTCACCGATTATGTCAATAATGACATTTTGGGCAAACTGTACGAAATCGATGAACGTCACCCGTGGCATAATGTTATAGCCATCGGGGGTTAAAATAAGACGTTCTTCGGTCTCCGCATTGAGTTCTTCCGTCGCGAGCCATTTTGCAATGGCCCGCTGTCTCCTCAAAAGAGGAGGATCGGTGTCCTTCGAGACGAACTTAGAGAAGATCTCGGCTTTAAGATAGTCAACCTTGGTTGACGATCGTAGGGCCATTATCTTCAGGTTCAACTCGTCGGTTATACCCTCGGGGACTATCGTATTGGCGCATTTCCGCGCGGAACGATGACGCTGCTTTGTCATTTGGTACTCCAATAATGACATCCCTGCCGTCTGAGACACGCAAGGAAATGAAAGCTAGAAAGCAGATAACAATCGAAAGAGATGCAAGAAGCATCCCAATGACTGTTACCCGCTCCCCGGCACCAGGATTGAACATACTTACCTCCAAGAGGAAGTGAGTTCACTGATAGATCAGTAAAGACCCTGGTTCTGGACGACCGGACCGTCGCTCATTGCCTGCTCACGAAAGAACAGGGTGGCGACATAGTCCCGGAGCGTCGCACGCTCAGCCTTCGTCGAGGTGCCGTCAAACGACATCTCGATGTTGGCATAGGCGGTGCGAAGGACCGTCGGTCGCGAGACTCCATTGATAACAGAGTCTTGGACCACCGGCACAGCCAGCTTGAAGGTCACCTTACGGCGACCGGCAGCAGTCTGTGTGCGTCCGATGGTCAGTCGAGCTTCCCCAAGGGGGATCGCACTCGACGAATCCACGAGAGTCGCCACTCCACCCGTGATATCATTCGGGTTGAAGTCGTGCTTCACGTCGGCGGAGTCCGTGAGGACTACCTTTGCAAGCTGAGGCATATATAGTCTCCAGGCGCATAATGCGCCGATAAGATCCAAAGGTTTAAACCAGAGGATAGCTGTGAAGGACACCATTGTCCAACACGTGTGCGAGGAAATCGCTAATACAATTGCCTCATAAGGGCAAGAGCGTTAGCAACATGAGACGAACTCCAAGGATGTGCATTTCCATACAACTCAGGGAGATGAAAGGAAGTATGCACAATCCGTCGGAAGGTCGTTGTGGAGGTTTCATGCAGACCTCCAGAGAGAACCTCAGTATGGCCGGAATGTCCCTCGAATTGAGAGGCATCCACTTTCCGTATACGCCGAACATTTGATTCGGTTTTTACAGAAGTCCATCCTGTGGCAAACTCGAGCCCAGCCGTAGCTGTGATCGCGCTCAGTACATTCCCGACCGGTACAAACCAGTCAAGGACAAAGCTAAAGGGAGTTAACTCCCAAGCAATACTGAGAGGATTCAACAACCCAGCAGCGTCAACACGGTCAATGACCGCATTAGACACCTTATACGTGTACGTCGTTCTGGCGCTATATGAATCTGTTTTAACACAGTCCATATAACAACCGTAATTGGCGTTCTCCGTATAATTGCGGGAAGCAGAATCTGATGCAGTCGAGGACCCTCGGAAAGTCATTTCCTTGGATCTGAAACCTTTCTGCAAAAGCCCGATACCATCATAGATAGATCCCATTAAAGGTTTCCATCCATATTGGTATTCGAGCCAGCGATTGGCTAACGACTTCCCTGAGAGTAAATCTCTCGGGGATAAGCCAAATATTCCGGGGATAGCCCCGAAATTACCTCGCTTAAAGGCTAATAGCCCTTGAGCAAGTTGGCTTGCATTATCCGCAACCATCTCGACAGTCTTTTTACCTTCCGCCATGTCAGAACCCATTTGGGTTCTGCCACCACGAAGAGCATTAAGCGCTCCAGTGTAAGACTTGCTTACAACATCTTCCAGACCGGAAGATATACCTGGAGACGATGGCGGGAGATTTTCACCGGCGTCATAGATGACATGGGTGAAGTCCGAGAACGGACGAGTCTCCACCACTCGGACGACTGCAGGTTCACAGCCGACCAACTTATCACTACCGGTATAGTAGAGTTTATTCAGCGGATGCTGATTAGACCCACCTCTTTCAGGGCCCGACTTGAACGAATTCAGGTCAGGAACCTCCTTGAAAGATTCACTGTAGTAAGGACCACCGAAGTAGTCATTACCCGAATGCGTCTCCTTAAGAGTACGCTTCGTAGTGTTATAACCGTTAGGAAAAGACACGATTAGCTCCTGCATCTCCGGTTTGGGATTTAACCATTCCGGCGCGCGACTGGTCGCACGTCACAGACCTTACGGTACCGTGAAGAAACGTCCGGCATTGCCGAACTGACTTATCCATATCGGAAACTTGGAGTAATCCAAGGATCCAAATTATGAGAATCACATAGATAGCTACACATAAGAGGAAGGCCCCAATTAACCAGAATGCACGGTTAGACCGCAAATCATTCTGATGGGAGTCGACCTTCTTACGATTATGTAGCAACATGTGAACCTCATAAAATGGCTAAGCCAGACCCGACCCCCGAGAGGGGGTCG